AAGAAGCTGCCTGCTGGATCGGATCCTCCAGCCAATGCTTCTGCGCCTCCGTACTGGAGCGCAGCAAGTTGTCTGCGTTCACAGCGTCACGAAACCGATGACCGATCGGAGTTGCCTTGATCGGCTCCGGGTCGATGTAGTCAGCCATTCTTGACCTCTGCATCCTGGTTGTACGGAACAGCTTGTGTATAGGTAGCGAAGTTAACTGCGGTCTCCTGCACCTCCACTCCGACAATCCAGACGTCGTTGTCAGGCTTCTCGTTGAGCTGTTCCTGGATCTTGAAGCACAGCATCTCGGCCACAGCTTCCACAGTGGGCCAAGGCCTATGTGCGTAGAACCTGTCTTCGGCAACCAGGTTCTGCTCCGTCAGTTTCTTGTCACCGAAGATGAACAACTTACTGTCATCTTCCCACAGAGGCACTGCAAGGTTGTCTGCCACACCTAGCATAGCTCCGTGGTCGAGGAACATGTCTATCCACTGACGGATGATCTTCTTCACCTGAGCGTAGTCCACCGAGATGCCATTCGTGTCGACGCCACCATCGATGCCCACGCGCACGAGATGGAACTTGGCCTTCCACGAGTGTCCGTGAAGACTCTGGCACTTGCCTCCGAGGAACGGCAACCTGTGCGCGGTCTCGAAGTTGTGTTCTACAGCTATGGTTGCCTGACCTTGCATCTACAAGTCTCCTCAAGTCTAATCAAGATCAACTTTCACCGTTAGCTCTCGTCGCGAGCTCTGGAATAAAGCTGTCTATTGAAAGTCTAGCTATGGACAAAGCGTGGACAAATAGCTCTTGAGCTCTCACTACTTGCCCACGCTCTGTCACAGGATCAGCCCCAGGATGCCTGGTAGTCCTGATCGACCCACTTGGACATCAGAGGAACGGAGAGAGTCGAGATGACCAGCCAGTCGGTGGGCTCCAGCAGCAGGGTCATCTGATAGGGGCGTCGGATGTAGATGCTGCCCGTAGTCGGGCCGTCGATTGCAACCTGCTCGCCAGGATACTGGCCAGAGGTCTCAGGGACAAGACCGAGCCAGGTCTGGAAGTCGCTCAGGTTGCTTCCAGTGTTCTGCATGGCCTTGCTGACGGCGAGCTTCTGCGTAACGGTTAACGGACCAGGCATCAGAAGGTCTCCCTTGAAGGCTCGAAAGCGATTTCTTCGGGGTTCACGATCGGGTACCGTGCAGGGTTCAGATCCGCGTAGATCCCCGATGGCGGATACACTCCCGGGTTCTTCCTCGTATAGCTTTTCGCGTAGTCCAGAGCTTCTTCGAACGTGCACGACAGTCCACCTTCACGTGCGTAGTGCCCACCGACTCCTGTACCTTCGTATTCGGTCGGGTCAGGCTGCTGGGCGAGGAAGAACGCTTCCTTACGCTCGACGCACGTACCACACTTACCACAGTGCAGCTCGCCACCCTTGTAGCAGCTCCACGTCTTGGAGAAGTCGATTCCGTACCGCAGACCGTTGAGGACGATGGTTTGCTTCGGAACGTGGAGCCAGGGAGTGAAGAGTTGGAACTGCTGGTGGATGAAACCCTCGTTGGCGATCTTGAGGGTGGCCTCCAAGCTCTGAACGAAGGCCTCACGACAGTCCGGGTAGATGTGATGGTCGCCTGCGTGGACACCCAGACCCAGGAGCCAACCGCCTTCACTGATGCAGGCCGCAGCAGCGATGCTGGCCATAATCATGTTGCGGTTGGGAACGACCGTCTGCTTCATGCTCTCGGACTCGTAGTGACCCTCGGGCACGTCACGGTTACCCACCAGAGCCGACTTCGTCAGCAGCTGAGTGACACTGGTTAGGTCGATGACCTTCCAGTCCAGCCCGCCGAGCTTGTCAACGTGGAACTGAACGTAGTCGAGTTCCTTCTTGTGCTTCTGTCCGTAGTTGTAGGACAGCACCTTCACATCAGGGTCGATGTCACAGAGATGATACAGCATCGCAACGCTGTCCATCCCACCGCTCACTACTGCGACGTTCGTCAAGCTGATGGCACCTTCTTCTTTTTCTTTTCGGTGGGAAAGTAACGCTCACCCTTTCCCATCTTGTGCATTTGGATTAGGCCACGCTGCATAAGCGTCTGGAAAATGTTACCTGCAGTATTCGAATGTAGATGGTAAGCCTGCATCAACCTGGAACGTGAGATACCCGGGTTCGCTTCGATTGCACCCAGTACCTTTTCCAGTTCACGTTCGTTGGTAGTGGTACCGATTCCGTTGACCACCTGATTAGTGTAGTCACGCCACTGTTCCACAAACTTAATTGCGTACAGCATATCGATGAGTTCCACTTCGATGGTCTGACCAGACTCTACCAACTTCCGACTTGCTGCTGCGAGTACAGCTGCCTTGAGTCCTGACTTACAAAGTCGGTCGTACGTAGGTGTCATGATCTCAGGCTGCAAGGCCTTGAGACCTGCCTTCATCATGTCCTGTTCCAGCTGATTGTAGCGCGCCCATGCATCAGGCGTCAGCTGAGCAGTCCATGTTTGCGGACCAGAGTAAACGATCCTGCTACCATCTCGCTTTAGCGTCGGCTCAGAGTAGTAGTGTTCACGCATTCGCTTCATGGCACTAAGGATCAGATCCCGCCCTGTGGTGTCCTTGCTAGTCGGCGGCCCCAGCGGTTGGACACGTGTCACATCTGATTCGGCGGTGATAAACACAAAGCGGGGGATGAATCCTGAGCTGACATGTTCAGTTGTCAGAAGGCTACAGATCTTGTTACGAATACCACCTGCAAACAGAATTAGTACAGGATCCTTAACCTCGATTGTTTCCTTCTTCAGGATCCTCTTTTGCATCTTACCATCGTACAGCTTGGTAAGAGTCTCTGCCATGCCCGCATAGTAGTCCTTCTTGTTCAACGCGTCCAGTAGTCCGCTGAACTCGTCACGAAGAAAGATCGACGGTTGACTAGGCCTGGTGGAGAGGGAAGACATCAGTCCCTCGATCGAACCATCGGTCGCAAGAACGGCACTGCTGTCCACCTCCTCGAGCAGATCCATTGCAATGTCCATCGCTGTTGACTTGCGGGTCAGCGTGGTGTCTGCCAGGATCATAAACCACAGGTTGGGCTTGAACGTACCGAATGAGGTGGGCAGCCTCACCGATCCGCCTAGTAGTGCTGACAGGATAACAAACGCTCCTGCCTGGTGGTACTGCTTCGCAGCGTCACCGAGTGAACTGGCCCACTTGATATAGTCGTCTACGAAGGTGGTATACCCTTCGAGCTCTTCGCGTTCACGATCAATCAGGAGCGGACTAAGGTGAATCTCTGGCGGCGCTAGTAGGCGCTGGTTCTCCTGGAACCTCTGCCAAGCCTTACATACGTCCTTCCAGAGTTGAAGCTCCGGCCGGCCGTCGCGCCTGAACTTGTTGCATGCAGAGTCACGTGCGACGATAAAGACCTCTTCCTTACTGAGGCCTGCCTCGAAGCACATCATTTCCAGATTCCACAGGGTCTTACTCCAATCGACACCCTTGTCGGGCTCCATGGAGAAGTGCACGAAAGCCTGTGGAGGTAGATCGTTGTCGTACTTCTCGATGAGCTCTTCACCTGTGAAGTTAGGCAGAGCTTCTGGGAGTTGCTCTTCTACACCTGAGGTCTCAGCCAGTGTTGGGTATCGGGTGAAGTCATCCACTCGGTACTTGTTGGCGCGGTGGTCGATGAGCCTAACAGCAACATTGTCGTACTCCGGCTTCCGGTTGTAGGTGCCAGGTACACGCATCAGCTGGGTCAGATCCCAGCCTGACTTGTCGGCTCCCTGGAATGCATGGTAGTATGCAATGCGCTTGCTAAGACTTTCCGCATCGAAAGGATCGACCGGGTCCTCGAAGGCCCAATACGCCTGGTAACGATTGGGTGAGGTCTCAACTGCAAACGTAGGCTTTACAAGGCAGTTGCTCGGATGACACTCATCGAGATCGGACCAAGCGTTGGTGCAAGTAGCAACGCTGTCCTTATTTCTCTTGGGGCGGGATAGGAGCTGCGGACAGAAGTAAACGTTGTGTGTTGCGGACATGAGGTCGACACGTTGTCCGACCTTGGCCATCTCAGCAGGCCAGGCATAGAACTCTTCCTGGAAGTTTTTCATCCCTGCCTGGAGGTACGCAATGCACAAATACCCTTCCGCCTGCCCGAAGAGATGGGAGAAGAAAGAGGTGTGAATTTGCACTTACCATCCCTCTCGGACTTAAGGAAGTGAGCGGCACCATATTCGGTCGTTTAAGGAATCCGCTGGCGGGGAGAACCCCGCTCACTTCAGGACGGTTACGGCAGGAGGGAGCCAGCCTTCTTCGTGGTCGTACCCGACGTTGCGCCGAGAGTCATACCCTCGACCCAAGGCTTGATGCCCATGATCTCGTTGCGCTCGTCGTACTCCTGGCCATCCTTGCCCTTGCTCTTGCCCTTGACCTTGACGGCCACGACCACGTCGCGTCCGATCAGGTCCTCACCATCGGGCACCTCGAAGTCGCCCTCGTGGATGTTGAAGCCCAGGGCCTTCATCAGCTGCGACAGGGTGTAGAGTGCAGGCGAGAAGAGCATGCAGTTCGTCCAGACGTTACGGCCCTCGTACCTACCGTCCTGAACGGTGAACTTCATACCCCAGTAGGGCTTGCCCGGGTTCCTGCTGTCCGGGCCACACTCACGGTCTTCCACGTCGGTGATCTTCACGTGATACTCACCGCGCGGGAGCAGCTCGACGGAGCGAGCCTCGGAAGAGGCCTCTTCCGAAGAGAAATTGACCTTCAGTCCCATTTTTGGTTTCCTTGTTTTAGGCGTTGACTGTTTCGTTGTCGTTGATGTACTTCATGATCTCCGCCATGGTCGGTTCGATCATGACCTGGGGGAGCTTTCCGGTACGGTCCTTAGCCGTACAAGTGTCCGTAGCTTGCGAGAGGAGGAGACGCGTCTGCTTGGTCTCGTTGTCGACTTCCATCTCTCGCATGTACATGAACACTACGATGTCAAGGAACGCTGCGACCTCCTTGGCCAACTTGCCTGAGAGGGAGACTTCCTTGACGGTCAGGCCTGTCTTGTTGTCCTTATCGGACTTCATCAATGCGGTGAAGATCGTGTTGACCTTCAGGTCACGGAAGGCACGAACGAACTTCCGCATCTGCTCCAGGTTGATGCCCCACTCACGCATCGACGGCACATCGACGTCGCGGCTCTCACCCTTTTCCTCGATGAGCTTCTGCATGATATTGTACATGTTGAACTTCTGGACTTCAGTCAACGAGTCCAGAATGACTGTACGGTACTTGTGATTGCTCGCATACAGCTCGTCGTAGACGGCCTGCATCTCCTTCCAGTTCTCCACACGCACTGTGTCGCAGTTGGGATAGGAGTGCTTCAGGGTCTCGGTGCCACCTTCGAAGTCCACAACTAGAACGGATCGCATCTCAGGAACGTCGTCGGCAGATCCGGCCAAGCGCGTCTTACCGACGCCGCTGTCACCATAGATCAGGATGTTCAGGTTGGACTCACGCCTGCCTGCCTTGACAACCTTAAGGCCCGCAAACGAAGAAGGGGTTAAAAGCTCAGACACGGTACACTCCGTACGTGAAGACGATGACTAAAGTCAGAACACACACCAGGCAGTAAAGGCGGTAGATCACTCGTTACCCTTGGAATCCGTACTCGGCTGCTTGTCTTCCCAGTAGTGGTATCGACGCTTGTCGAACATCGTTCGCAGCGTATAAAGGTAGTCCTCGCCTTGGTTCACACCGATGCATGGCTGACGGAAGGCACACGTGTTGCAACCGAAGCGACCTGCGTTAGGATAGATCAACAGGTCAGGGTTAGTCATGTCAAGCGCTTCGAAGTAGACGTTCCGGGCAGCCTGCTTCAGCTCTGTCTCGTTCCTGTGGATAGTGTGTCGCTGGTGGAAGACGCCTCCGTTTTCCTTCAGCCACTCCAAGAACTCATCGTAGCAACCCATCACGTAGGCGCCGTTGTCGTTCTCTTCGACCGTCTTCTTGTACAGGTCGTAGTTGGTGTTCTGACTCTTCGACACACTGTACAGGCATCCGAGTCGGCGCCGCGACAGGGGTTCCGGCGCCTCAGGGAAGCCCTTCTTCTGTTCGTGGTAGATAAAGCCGGCGATGCGAATTCCAATACTCCACAGGGCCCAACAGTAGCGGGTGACCTGGTCGTCGATGAGCAGGAACTCGTCACGATCACCGGCGAGTTGTGCTGCGGTCTTCCAGTCCACAACCCAGTAGCGACCATCGACGCCTTCGAAGATAGCGTCGATGCGACCACCGTAGGTGACAGGCAGGCCCTTCCAGTACCCGAGATGCTCTTCCCAGCTACGACAGCTGCAGTTGAACAACTTGCCGACGATGCTGTCGAGATCCGAATGTATCGTACGCATGTACGCAGTGTAGCGAGCCCAGCAAGTGTCGCACACGCACCAGAGCTGTTCACCAGTATCAGGGTTGGTGACCGGAACTTCGAAGGCGATTTCGACCTTGCGAGGAATCAGATCCTTGTCAAGTTCGGGTGAGACCTCTTCAGCGTGGTATCGAATCATACCCTCGCCCAGAGCCATACGCTCTTCGTAGTCCTGTTTGATCTCCGAGTCGACATCTCGCAGGGTGATGTTGTTCTTGTCGCAGTACTCGTCAAGCTGGTGTTGGCACTTACTGCGGAAGGCTTGGATAGCCAGTTCCGTAACTACGTCTCGCGGCCTGTCCCAGAGCTCAGGGGAATAGAACTTCTCCATGGCTACGTGGTAGGCGGTACCGAACTCGAGCGGCTTGGCAGTCGTACGGGGGTACCAGAACTCGCGGAAGATCCAGTTCCACCTGCGTCGACATCCGCGGAAGGACTTCGACTCGCTGGTGTGCAACGAGTGCACCAGCTTTGCGTCGATGTAGTCCTGAACAGTCAGGAGCATGTGCGCTCGAACCTTTCACTTGGTTCACTGACTTACATATCTATTATATAGGGTCTCATCAGGGGAAATCAACGGTGACTTTTATGTCACTTAACCCCTGTCAAAATATGTAACCGCGGAGAGAAGTTCATGCCCAACTTGAGAACGGTGGGCAGGATCAGGCGAGTGCTGTTGTCGGTGTCCTGTGGCGTCTGCCCAGCAGGCATGATCCAGAAGTCATCTTCGAACAGGTCCAGTTCCTTTCGAAGAGCGTTCGCCTCGAGAACGTCCTCGGGCATCTCGCAGACGATCTTGAAGCACGCCTTGTCCAGCTTGGCGTAGCTAGCGAACTGCTTCAGGACAGGCATCTTGATCCGCTTCGATGCTTCGTCCACCGAGGACACAAGCGCGGATGTGATCTTGGGTGAGACGGAGAAGTGCTTGATCAGGTCGACGATCTCCGATCGAACCAGACGTGTACCGTTGGTCTCGATGTGGACGCTGTAATTGCGCTTGACCAGTCCTCTGAGCAGATGACGGAAGCCTGCTCTATCCTGGTGCATCAATGGCTCACCGCCGGAGATGACTACAACGTTCTGAAACCCCTCCAGAGCTTCGACACGCTCCAGGATCTCGTCGGCTTCGGTAGCCGGGTTTTCCTTCTTCAGGTCGTAGTGATCCTTGTCCCATGTCTGCTTGGTGTCACACTGGAAGCAGTGCAGATTGCAGAGTCCCAGGCGGATGAAGTTCACGACCCGGCCCATGTACGGACCTTCGCCCTGGATCGTTGGACCGAAGACGTCATTGAGCGGGAGCTTGAGGTCCACAGGACTCCTAGTCAGGGAAGAAGCGGATGTTCAGGTAAGAGGAACGAATGATCTGCACCGACATGTCATCGTGCAAGATCTGAATGTACTGCAGTGCACCAGTCTGGTCGACGGTGATGTCGTGGTCCTTGCAGTGGAATCGGTTCTCTTCCTCTTGCAAGGAGCCGTTCTGGTAGCTGATGTGCATGGTGCCAGGAGTAGCAGGACCGTTGTGCTTCCTCAGGGAAGGATCCTCGTATCTGGCTTGGGGTCCGTACTGCATGGTGGCTTGTCTGAAGAATCCCATACTTCCGCCTTCCTGAATACCCAGACCTTACGGCCTCTACTTGTATGAAAGTCCACCCAAAACTTGAGGTCCTCTTCAGTGTCTGCAAAGGCTTGCCCGCCACGCTCTTCGAACCAGATAGCGATGGCGTCATCGTGCTTACTCACTGTGCACCTCTGCCTTCAGCTCCTCATACTTCTCACTGACCGCGGCAGAGAAGGTCTTGCACAGAAGTACGAATTCATAGACCACGATCATAAAGAGGTGCCCAAGTGTCTTCACCGCGTCTCCGCCCAGTAAAGGAATCCTAGGCCTACGAGGACGAAGACGGCAGCGCCGACGATGATCCAGTCCATAGGTGTCATTGCTGCCTCACTAAACTAAAATCGCCGTCACCCCGATACTCAGGTGCCTGTGGCGTCCTTTCCAGAAGGTTCCGCCCGAGTGCCCGGAACCAGTGTTCGCCTCGAGCCCAAGCTCGCGTCGGCTTACCACAGGTACTGTGAACCCACCAGCCGTACTTCTTACCGCGAGTGAATCCACGGCCTGCCTTACCTACAGTGCAGTCGCAGAACTTCGTCGGCATCTGGTAGACCGCACGAACCTCAGGAGCGAAGTGCATGAGCGATGCATCTTCGTTCGACACAGCTGCGACAACACCCGTTTCCTGACAGGCTGTGACGAACTTGTCAGCCTGCTCGTTGTCGTCGAAGGCAACAAGAACGTATCTAGCCATGCTGCTCCACCAGTTTCTGCCACATCTCGGTCAGGCTCTCGGTGTAGTAGATGATCTCGTCAGGCGTCGGTGCATCGAAGGTATCTGCTGCAATGCACTCCTTCAGCTGGTCTGCATCTTCGTCCTTCTCGAACTTGACCAGCACGTACCTAGCCATTACAGGAGACCTGCCTCAGCCATCATGCTCTCGATGAACGGGTTGTTGTAGACCAACGTTCGCGTGGCCAGCTCCCGCTTCGTGAGCTTGCGTCCGTCCTCCCAGTGCTTGCGGTCGTCCCACTCCATGTAGAGGATGGCACCAACGATGAAAGTTCCAAGAACGATAGCTAGCACGATCATTCCCACTCCTCGAACTCGACATCGACGGTGTCCTGGTAGTTCTTCTCCTCGTCGCACTGCTGCTTGATCAGGTCAGCAAGCTCGTCGGCGTGCTTCGCGAAGTAGGCATAGACGACGTCCTCGACATCCTCCTCGGCAGGATCGTCGACTACGCTATTGACGTCGATTCCTACCTCGTCGGTGTCGATCGTGATCTGCGCCAGGATACGAACCTTAGGCACTACTGAACTCCCTTTCCGAAGCGGAAACACTTGGTGTTGTGCTTCTTCAGTTCCATGCCGGGGCAGTCGTCACTCAGACCGTGCATGTGAACCTCGACCTGGTCGTAGTCGCCTTTCTGAATGGAACTGCGACCCTGCGCGATGCACTCGTCCTTGTTGACGATCTTGTCGTTGAAGATGAAGTACTTCCTGACACGCGGTCCGTTGTTCGCAGGCGTAGCCGTCTTGCGCAGGTGACCAGACCCAACCTGCCTGTCCTTTGATGTTTTCATATTTTTATTATATATGAGCACCTAGCGGGTCATCAAGACTCACTTTTAGGGCCGTAAGTGTTTCGAAGCAGGAGCAGCTTGTGCTGAATGGACTTGAACTTTTCCTTGTCCTGGTCACTCAGGTTCTGCAGTGCGTACGAAGGGTTAGTCACCGACAGCTTCAGCAATATCGTCCAGAACTCGAGTGCCTTGACGTAGTATTCTGTCGTACTCTCCATGTTCGCTACAGGGTCGTTGATCACGGCACTCACGCCGATGTAGATGTTCGTCAACAACGACGCGTTGAGCTCACGCTGTTCGGCGTAACCCATTACATCCAACCCTCTTCCTTGGTGAAGTTTGTGTCCTGGTAGTCCATAACGCTGTCGCCCAGGATTTGCTGTAGCCAACCCCACTCCTCCCGGAGCTTCTGGTGCCTACCAAGGTCTACGGTATTCCGGGCCATAAGATCCGTCACCTGAACGGCGTTCTTCTGTCCGACCCTGTGGAGTCTGTCCTCGGCTTGCCGGTTGATTGCCTGCTTCCAGGACCTGTCGATGAACACAACATGCGAGGCCTTAGTGAGTGTGATGCCTACGCCACCCGCAGCAATCGTTCCAGCCATGCACTTGAGTCGACCTGCCTGGAAGTTGATGATCTGATTCCTACGAACTCTTTCGGGGACGTCACCGGTAATGATCCCGTGTGGCATCTTCTCCTTCGCCATGTGCTTGGCAAGCAGGTTAATAGCGGACTTGAACTGGGAGAAGACGACCACAGGCTCGTCGCTGTCTTCGAGCAGGTCCATCACTGCACTGATCTTCACGGAAGGGTCGACGATGTTGTATCGGATTGCGTTAACAACGCGCCACTTCCAGTTGTGCTTCGGATCGAAGGCACGCTGAGGGTCGTACAGTTCAGTCTCGCGATTCGGATCCCATCGCTTGTTCAGTTCCTTCTTGCGGTAGTTTTCGTGCTCGATAGAACCTACCGCAAACTGTTGTAGCCTGATCAGTCTGGAAATAACTTCGGGTGCAGCTAGAGGAACTTCCTCACCTGAGTTACTGTTCACCCAGGTCAGCTGTGACTTACGCATCTGGTCGTAGGCCTTGCGCTGTGCTGGTGTAAGGTCGACCCACATAGTGTTGTAGTACTTGTCAGGAAGGTCCGTGAGAACCTCTTCCTTACGCCTGCGGAGGTAGAAGGGTTCGATCTCTCGGAGTAGCCGATCGGTATTTTTGACACCTGTGATCTTGTGGTAGCCACGAGGATCGACGTCGTACAGCGTGTGGTCCTTGTAGAACCGCCAGTACGAAGTGTACTTCCTGGGCTGGAGCCAATGTAAAATACTCCACAGGTCGTAGGGCTTGGAATCGGCGGGAGTGCCTGAGGCGGCGAATTTGTTCTGCGGGCGCATCATCTTGAGTGCACGTGTCATCTGCGACTTGCGACTCTTGGCCCTGTGGCATTCGTCGGCGATGACCGTGAACCATTCAGTGCGTGCCAGCTCATTCTGAAGCAGACGAAGTGCATCCCAGTGAATGAGGTAGATCTGGTAGTCCTGCTTCAAGGCTTCCGCAAAGGCAGGTCGGTTCTTCGGGTTGATGCAGTACACCTTCAGGCCGGGCAAGGCCCATGCGTAGTGCTCCTCCCAGCTACCCAGTACAGTCAGAGGCGCAATGATCAGCGTCTTCGAACGTGTCGTACCCTTCTGAAGACGCCATTCGCGATCGGTGGCGATTGCTTCCAGTGTCTTACCGAGACCCATGTCGTCGCCACACAGCACATGGTCGACAGCAGCGAACTTATCCAGCGCTACTTTCTGATAAGGAAAGAGCTCGTAGCCAGGTTCGAGCTGCTCACTCAGCGTTACCATTCAGTAGCCTCCGAATGTCTTCGTCCGATAGTGTCATCCCCGGAAAGGGCGTGAATGACTTGTACGTGTAGCCGAGCTGACCGAGGTGCATGCCGAAGGCCAATGCAGTTATGAAGTAGTTGGCATGTTCGACATGTGCTCTTTCGAACTGTTCCGCGTCTATTAGCTTTGTGACTTCCTCTACCGCCGCATCACGTGCCATCTGACCCAGTATCACTAGTACAGGTGGAACCTCCATTGCCGTTGGGAGAGTCGTCCACTTGTCCTGCTCTGCCTTCAGAAGTTCTACATCCTTCTGAATCGCCTCTGCTACCTTGTCGTCCACTGTCACCTAACCAAAGCTCGCCGACTACATTACCTGTTGTCTTGCAGACCCAGAGTGATACCCAGGTCTCACCGCGCTTCTCGTGCTTCATGCCAAGAGTGCTATAGCCATGCCACTTGTGACACGCTCTGCAGTACTTACCGTCCTGCGGATCAGCACTCTGACTCAGAGGAGTCCACGTCGCTCCCTGGAACTTTTTCCTCCTTCGGTACTGCTTCCGACCTCCCTCTAACCATGACGGCGTCGGCTTCTGCGATGACGATGACACTTCGTCCACAGGCACACCTTATCTTCCTGATGTGGTTCTGCCTGATGTGGTAGTGAACGAATTGAGGTCTGAAGCCTCGTGCACGAGCGTAGTCGTTGATCGAGGCAGTTGTCTGCTCCGCGAGCTGGTCCTGTCGCTCATCGGCTTCCATGGCTGCGATCATCTCGTCGATGTTCATATCGGCTCAGGCCTGCCTCCGCAGGTAGCGTAGTGCTTGTTGCTGCCGTCGCCGCTCACCTTGCCGCACTCCGAACAGGTCTTCATCCTGCCGTTAGTCCTCTCGGCACGTGGTGCGAACGGCTTCGTGTACTCCTCGCCAATTCGAACCTCGTGACGCAGCTTGAGGATTACCTCAAAGGCTCCTGGATCATCATCGTGATCTGGCAAGTTCAGTTCGTCCGCGATGTGCAAAGCCTTCGTCGTTACCGCTGTCAGTTCCTCTTCGAGTTCCTTGAGGACACGCTTCATGTACGCCAGTTTGGTTTCCATCTTTCACCTCCTATTTCTATTATATAGCGACCGCAAAGTACACTTCTAGGCCCAATCTAAGAGCTCTCGTTGAGCAAGCTGCTCATAGACTAGCAAATAGACAAAGTCTAAGCTAGGTCTAACAAGCGTTTCCCCTAGCCTCAATATAAAGACCTTAAGGCTAGGGGTCACACTCGTAGACTCTCTTAGACTTAACGCTTGTTGAACTGTCCGTAGAAGTCCTTGATCTCCTGTTCGCGCTGATCACCGAAGACCCCCCGTTCCAGAGTCGGGTACGCCTTCGGCTTGGCCCGAAGGACCTCCGGCGCGTCCTCGGCGGGGAGGCTTCCGTCGAGCATGACGGTGATCAACCAGCCAGTGTCCAGCCAGTCACACCTGCTGTTACGGCACAGCATGGTGATCACCTTCTTGGTGACGTCCTGCGAAGGACGGGTACCTTCCAGTTCACCAGGTTCGCCGCACTTAGGGCAGCGCTTGCGCTCCTCGAGCGTTGATTCAGCCATTGGCTGCCGCCTCAAGCTTCTCGATGTCGAACTCGTGGTTCTTGACGCCCTTCGCGAAGGCCTCCCACTCGTCACGAGTGAAGTACGAGTGGTTGCCCATCTTGTCACTGACGCAGATGTCACCATCGGCGAGCTGTTCGACATCGACGCAGGTGCCGGTGTTGCAGAAGCTGCTCTTCATTGCTCCTCCTAGGCAGAGAGATCGCCGACATTCTTGAGCATGTTCTCGACGCGCTCGAGCCGTGCGGTCAGATCGCTAATCTGACCTTCCATGACAGCCGTCTTGCTATTGGTACGAACCTTGCCCCTCTCAAGGAACAGCTGCTCTGTAGGGTTCTTGATCAGCTCCCACATCGAGGGATGCGTACCACCACCCCGGTTGATCTGTTCGATGCAACCCATACGAACGAGGTTGTTGCGGACAGCGGAGTAGTAGGGGACAGCGAGACCACAGTCCTCGTTGATGAGCTTGGTCAGAAAGCCACGCCAGACGCGGCGAGGTGCGCCCTGATCCGTGATAACCTCAGCAGTAGCCTTCATCGCCTCGTAGACAGTGACGCAGTGGTTGTAGATCTGCGGCATGATAGCATCAGTCATATGGAAAACCTCCTCTCATTCTATTATATAGGAAACCCTAATGGGAAATCACGAGGCAAAAAGAAGGCCCACAACGCTCCGCCACGCCGATGCCAGACGCCGCAAGCATTGTGGGCCTTCCCTATCCCCATTATCTCCCGGTAACCGAGAGTTGAAGGAGCTCTACGACCTGACCACCCTATGTGATCGAGTTCGCGCACGAAAACATAGTTGGAAACCGTTGTAGAGCTCCAGTGCGTTAGCCTGACTCGAACCGTCCGCTCGGGGGGCACTCGAGGTGTCGCGGACCGCTTTGCCGATGACAACGGCTCAGCTGAGGCTGCCGACCTAAAATCGGGTAACGCTCCACAGACCCGGCTCGGGGTTCTCGAGGAAGGGAATTACTCGAGACTCTTCCGGGTCAGTTGGAGGTGATGGGCGTGATAATCCACTGGTTTCGTCCGCTACGAGACGTCCGAGGGTTAATGCGTTTCCATCACCAGTGCCCTCGGGAGGAATCGAACCTCCGTCGCCCTTTGCTTCCCCGATCGGGTCGCCACCAGACTATTCAAAGGGTGCTCTACCATTGAGCTACGAGGGCTTGGTCAGCCGGCGGGAAGGTGCGTCCGAGTCACTTCCCGCCGGCGACGTCTCACTCGGCCTCGACGGCCTCTTCCAGATCCTCGTCCTCGCCCGGCGGGCCCGCGACGGGCTTGTTCGCCGGAGTGGCCTTCTTCGCGGC